CGTGCTGTTTCTCGACGAATGTGCCGAGATCGGGGTGAAGGTGCTCGAAGCGCTACGCACACCACTCGAAGACGGGGAAGTGCGAATCGCCCGGCGGGACGGAGTTGCCCGATACCCGGCGCGGTTCCAGCTGATCCTGGCCGCCAATCCCTGCCCATGCGCGCCGCCGCGAGACGCGGACTGCGTCTGCGCACCCGCGGCGCGCCGCCGTTACCTGGGGAAATTGTCTGGCCCGCTCTTGGACCGAGTCGACATCAGGGTCCGGATGCAGGCGGTTGCAACCGGAGCGCTGATCGACGAAGTGGGTGAAAGCACCAGCGATGTTCGTGCGCGCGTGGCGGCAGCTCGAGACACTGCAGCCCAGCGGTGGAGTGAGTACGGGTGGCGGACCAACGCGGAGGTACCAGGGCCGGCGTTGAGACAGAAGTTCAGACTCTCGCGTGCAGCGCTGGCGCCGGTGGAACGGGCGCTGCGTAAAGGTGTCATCACTGCTCGTGGGGCGGACCGAGCGTTGCGGGTTGCCTGGAGTGTCGCCGATCTGGCAGGTGAGCCGATGCCCGGACCAGACCAAGTTGTCACCGCACTCGACTTTCGAGACAGGGGATTCCAATGA